GTAACCTGCAAATTCATTGTTGATCAATCCATGTCTTACATCATGATCTCTATCATCACTACGCACTTGAGGGAAAGTATCAATAAACTTGTTTACTAGTTCCATAGCATCATCATGAATTCTTGCATTTTGATCTATGGTATGGATAGTTGCAGTTGGTGTATTTTCTTTTACACGCTCTACCCAAGTCATGTCATGCTCTACGCTTACGGTCTCACCAACGTAATTATTAAAAAATACTGTGCTGTATCCGCAACCATATTCGAACACTTTGCTTTCTTTAGATAAAACGTCTTTCAAGAATGCTATAGCCGGAAATGTCATCCATGGCGTTACCCCTTCTTCATCACAAGGAAAGTCGTTGAACCATCCGTTTGGTTGTAGATAAAGATATGCATGTGTGCTTAAATGTGAACTAAGATCATTTGCTAGGCTCAATCTCTGTGCGCCATCTTGTTCTACTAATGTTATAGGTTTTTTCATGTTTTTGCTGATTCAATATATTCTAGGAAACTTCCGTACAAAGTTATCATCATAGCAATTTTGCTATCATATATTCGTATATATGCTGATTTTGGTTGTTGGTTTTTTAAACCTATGTACCACGGACATTTCAACTTCTTGCCTAGGTTCAATGTGAATTTTTTTAAATCTTCTTTTTTGATACTCTTATATTTCTCATTAGAGAACACAGGAAAATCATAATACTCTATTTCTGCTAGAGAAAATGCCTCCATACCGTCTTCAGTCAATCTTAATCCGCTACCACTGCGTCCAGTAGCCCACCACTTAAACAGTAAATCGTTGATTGCGTTTTTAGGTTGAGATTGATCTATCTCTAAGATATCTATTAATGCCTGAGTCAAATCTCGTTTAGTCTTCATCAGGGTAAACTTGACGGCCCTGGTTCATGAACACAACAGTAAACTTATCTGTCTTGAATTGTGCGTTTAATTTACGGCAGAGATTTCTTGCATGACCTGGATTGCTGAAACTAGTCTTTTTGTACTTCGGTGCAGCCTCGTTTGCGAGGTAATGTTGACTCTTTAAGTTGATCGGTTGGTTTTCATAGAACACGGCCCATATACCACTTGCTTCCACGATCTGGTCGCATTTGTATGTTGTCTTATCTACATGTTCAAGTATTACCTTGGGTTGCGTTCTGCTCATTTAAAACTTCCACCTGTTATCTCAACTTTGATGACTTCATCTTTATTCTTGTCTTCAGAATTTAGTTGATGAAGATCGGCTAGCAATTTTGCGATCTCATCCTTCAAAACCCTGGCTTCTGACATGGGTAAAACAAAGTCTTTTGACTTCTTGCTCTCCATGAGAGAAACCCTATCAAAGAACCTCTTTATATGAATCATCTTAACTATTTAGTTGACTGACGGCCTCATCTTGAGTTTTAAAGGGCCCGTTATAAGGATAACGCTGAATAAAGATATATTTAGGGCAAAAAACAGTTTCTTTATGACCATTTTGGTCGATATTGAACCATCCTGCTACATGATAGCATTTGCTTTTGGTATTTTTAGTGAATACATGTAACTTACGCTTGACATCGAAAATGTTGTTGTAAGTCCTAACAGGAGTAGGATATTCAGGATAGGGCATCTCGACCTTAGTCCTATCAGATTTCATGGGCTGAAAACTGATTTTAGTCTTTGACTGAATGTCCTTAGTATTATTAAATTGCAATGCGCTACCATTCAGCATAACCTCATAACCGGCGCTGTTGGCTTGCACATTCCCTACTTTTTTCTCACCATCAGTAACGACCCAATATTGGTCTTTGATGATTGGTTTTGCGATAAGTTCTGTCATATATACCTCTATTAATCTAATATTTGCCAAAAAAACAATTGTACTAACCTAGCATCTTTATCTTCAGTACCGAACAACGGTCCTATCCCGTGAAACATCTCAGCAGGATATATGATCAGTCTGTTGAAAACAATATAGGACATGAAATTTATATCCCATTTATCTGGATCATTGACATCGTTGTTCATTATCAATTTCTTGAGTAGATTTAAATCCCCTGAACTTGCTTTCGTTTCTTTATGAGTGTAAAAAATAGTACCGGGCACATTATATATGTCTGGATTGAGATAGACTACTCCGGCATATCCTGTATGGTCCCTGTGTACGAAATTGTCAGATTTATCCAACGAATTACTTAATCTAAACTTACCGCTGTTCAATTGTAAAAGTTGTCTTGCTTGTTTACCAAGAAGTTTAGATACGGCTAAATCTAGGTTTTTAGGACCGTATGAAGATTTGCTGACTTTACCTGGATAGGGTGCATTCCCGAACAGATATTGCGAATCTGTTTTTGCAGGCATGTACTCACAAGTGAGTGCGGTTTCTCTGATAGACCATGGATCATCATAGAAATTATCTATAATGATGACATCGGGGCTAAAACTATAGTTGCTCACATTACCTCTTTAAAAGTTTAAATAAGTCATTCTTACGCTTCGGTGACCAGTATTTAGCCTCTTTCCCACACTCCCCAGAATATCCTCGTTCCGAATAGCAGTTCTTATAGTCTGCGGGTAGTGTCTTACCGCCGGTCACTGGATTAAAGTCTACTACACTTTTCTTACCTGTTCTCTTGCACTTATACCATTGCTGGCCAGGAGTCAATAATTTGTTTGGGTAGTCATACCAGGAAACGAATGCATGTATGCAATCCTTGCATAGCATATCTTTGTTTAATGTGTCACTCATTTCTTATAGCCTCCCAAAATTCTTTGATGATAGGTTTGCGATTAATTCTGTCATGTCATCCTCTTTAAATGATTTCTTCCCAAGTAAAAATTTGTACTAATCTACTGTCATTCCCTGTACCGAAACTAGGTCCGGGGCCGTGAAACTTATTCGCAGGGTAAACGATCAAACGATTATATGTGACATATGAAACCATATTTATGTTCCATTGATTAAGGTTTTGATCGTCCTTGTGTTTTAATAAATTTATAACCTGTGTACTATCTATAGCACGATCCATACCAGTGTCTTTGTGCGTATAGAATATAGTTCCGGGCTGTACTATATCCTTATTAAGATATAACACCCCGGCGTAATAATTTTTTTGGATACTATCTACGTGACATACATTTTTAGATACTGTTCCTTCAGGGCTTAATCTGAATTTTCCACTATCCATGTTACGCATTTGACATAGATTTTTACCTAATATCCTAGACACTTTAGCATCTATCCACCTAGGGTTATGTGTATTGACGCTCATTTTTCCTGCCCATGGGGCGTTACCAAACTTATATCCTTCGCTAAATCCATCCTGAGCATACTCATAGGATAAGGCTAATTCCCTGATACTATCAGGATCATCATAGAAATCATCAATTATGATTAATCCTAAATTCATTCCTGTAATGCCTTACAAAACATTTCATTATCTTTAACGTTTGCGCCGGGTCTCAACCAACCTTTATTATTGATCATGCTAACTCACCCTTATAAGGACTGTTCAGCCACTTAGCATATGTCTCGGCTTGTTCACTAATCTTAGCCAGTTCATACTTACCGCAAAATTTCATGAAGTGAATGCCTACTTGCGGTGTGGTTTGTGTGCGCACACCTGAAGCGATGCTAGCATCTACCTTATCCTTTATTTCGTCAGGTTGTGCGGTTAAGTCAATCAATAGTCGATTGCGCTCATAATCTTCACGCACACGATGTTCTACACCATCGGGGTCTACCCAACGTTGCAACATCATGTTATTCCAATTGAAACCTTGCTTGTTGCGATCTGCATAGGCTTCGATTAGACCAACCTTGTTCTTGCTACCCTTAGTGCGAACACCTGGGTATGCACTGAACACATTGTCACCGGCGTCACCGCGCATGATCTTCTCAAAGAGATGGAACTGTGGGTCACCTAGTAGTTTGGGTTCTTTAGTTTTCTTATCCTTGACAGGCTTGCCCTTGTCATCAAAATAACCTTCTAGCGTGATCAATTGGTTAGCGACACCGTTATATTGCTTCACGTTCCCACTAATCAATTGAACATAGTCTGTGTCGCTACTGATGATATAATGTTCATCGTTGGGATGTAGATATACAAATCGTGCTATAAGGTCGTCTGCCTCAGCCCGCTCATGTCTGAGTACGCTAACGTTAGTCTTCTCACGAAGGAACGTAGTGAACATATCATACGTTTCCCAAAACATC